GGGGCATAACTGGCGCGGGCGCGACAATCGGCATCATTGACGACCCGGTGAAAAACAGCGCAGAGGCAGACAGCGCAACGTATCGAAACACAGCCTGGGAATGGTACACAACGACATTCAAGACCAGATTTGAGCCAAACGCGATAGAGATTGTTTGCGCTACGCGGTGGCACGAAGATGACCTCACAGGCCGGATATTAAAGCAGATCGAAGACGGCGAAAGCGGGGTTAAGACCGAAATTGTAAATCTGCCTGCACTTTGCGAACACCCGGAACAATACCGGGATATTGGCGAAGCGCTTTGGGAAGGAAAGTACAGCCGGGGCAAGTTGCTGAAAATGCAAAGCGATTTAGGCAGTCGGGCATGGAACGCTCTTTATCAGCAGCGGCCGGCGCCCGAAGAAGGCAATTTAATAAAGCGGGATTGGTTTGATTTTTACGATCCTCGAAAGGTGAATTTGTCCGGCGAAACGGTGAATTTCTTTTTCGATACAGCATACACAGACAAAGAGGCGAACGACCCGACGGCTGGAATTGCATACGTTAAGAGGGGCGAAGATTACTACGTTTTGGAGTGTAGGGCCGAATGGTTAGAATTTTTAGAGCAAACCAAATTTATTTTGGACTTTTGCAATGAAAACGGGTACGGGGTGCGAAGTCTTGCCCGTGTGGAACCGAAGGCGACAGGAAAAAGTATTGTGCAAGTCCTGAAACGCCAAACAAAATTAAACATCCTGGAATCAGAGCCGCCAAAGGATAGCAAGATAGCGCGGGTAAACAGCATAGCGGCGCGATTGGAAGCGGGGCGGGTATTGCTGCCAAAGGGCGCGGGATGGGTTGCGGGGTTCTTGGATGAATGCGCAGCGTTCCCGAATGCCCCGCATGACGACCGTGTGGATTGTCTTTGCGGCATGATTTTGAGCGAAGAAAAGACCGTTCGTCAATTCAGGCGTCGGGTAAGTTCGATAAACTAAACAATCGTTTAAATGATATTTCAAGACGAACAAAAGCAAAAGGAATTTGAAGCCTTCTCTGCTTATTATGAGCAGGTAACGAAACGACCGCACACGGCACAGGCACGAAGCCTGTTAAACCAACTTCGCACAATTGCTGTCGGGCAATACGGAAACGGCGCATGGCAGGAGTTGAACCGGGCTGCCCGCGTCACATCGAACACCGTATCAGCCGAGCGAAAATTGGGAAAGCAATCAGGCGGCAGGTCGGATCGGCACAGCCAGTCGCCAACAGGACGACCGCCGAAGCCGGGGAGCGACAGAGCAAAACGGTTAGCGGAAATGGCGCAGCAAAGCGACAGGTTGGGAGCCGGAAAAGTTGTTGCGGCGGATAATGCCAAAGGAGTTACAGAAAAGGTGCGGGTTCGGGCAAAGGATAACGCTACGGTAGTAACTGCCGATGAACTGGCAAACGTTCAACTTTCGACAATATCAGACTCATTCGACGCAGTTAGCGACGGAATATTGGCAGACGCTGCCGACCTTGACTGGAAGGAACTGCTAAAAAAATACGACCAGTCGGCAATATATGAAGTATTGCTTACGATGGGCGAAACAGAGGAGACGTTGCAGGGCAAAACCCCGCGCCAACTTGCAAACATCCTGAAAAAGCACGTAAACGGATGACCGAAAACATTGCAAGGTTAAAACGAATTGACGGCACCGTAGTTGCCGAAATCCCGCTACCTCGTTCGGCTGCCGATGTTCCGTTATCGCGTTACGTTTCCTTCCTGGTTGAAATGAAAAAATTAGGCCTGGAAGATGTAAACCCTATTCAGATAATGGCGCAAGCGGTTGGAGAGGCTACCGGCGTGGGATTGGGTGAAATATTGCAGGCGAAGGTGGGCGAACAATGGGAGCAGCACAAAGAGTTAGACGGAGGGGTTAGATCGTTGTACGGCTGGATTGTAAACGCCTTGACAAATTACAAGGGGCAGGCGCGAACGCCGGACAATTTCAGTTTTCAATACAACGGGGAAACCTTCAAAATTCCGTATATTGTGGCGGCTGAATTGGCGGGCGGGTTGCCGGTATTGCCACAGGTAGAGACGGCAGAGGCGGTTGAGGCGTTTGAAACGATACGCGGGTTCAACCAGCAGATTAAAGACGCTGGCGACCCGAAAGGCGAACGGGCAAAGCGGATAAAGCAACTGAAAGAGGCAATCACAAAGGACGGCGACAAGGACGGCGAAATGATGCGGGAAATAAACCGATTGGAGGTAGAAATTGATTTGGACGGCGACCCAAACGGGAATCTAATGTTTGCGCAGTATTTGCGGGTGATTGCGATACTGGCACGGAAAGAAGGCGAAAGACTGCCGGCAAACGACGGAGACCGTGAGAGGTGGATTCAAAACCGAATGATTTACTTTCAGGGCATTGACACTAAAACCGCTTTGGACGTGGATTTTTTTTTGATAGGTTTGTTGATACACTCAAAAAAGACGCATCCTGTTATTGGTTCTTTAATCCCCCCTCTTTTCGCCCTCGCAGCAGCGATCCAAAGCAAGCCGCAGCCGAAAGGGAGGCATACCAAAGAGCCGTATCGCATCAAAAAGAAGTTCAAAAGCGGATTGGTTGGCGTTCGGTCATCGGTACGCTTGTCGAAAGGGGCTGGTTTAATCATCCCAAAATGACGCCGATGGAAAGCGCTTTGCGAAGCCGCTTTGAGGATGCCGTTAGGGCTATCAGCAGAGAAAACGCAATGTTATGAAGCATAAAAAAAAAGACGATTTGCCCCACAATGTCAGCCGGTTCAGAGTTATAAAAAATACCGGCGATACGCCTATTTTCATAAGCCGACCTGATCGTCAACAGGTCCGCTACGTTTCCAGCGTGGAAACTGATGCGGATTTTTCATTTTCGGACGGGGCGAATATCCAGGCGGTAAAGCCTGGAAATACAAAGAGGCCGAAGATTAAAATAGTGATTGAAAACACAAAACCGCAAACGTGAACGCTACTCAAACCGACTTTTACAACGCCTTAAAACAGGCGGTTATGTTTTCGCCGCAATACGTCACACCCGGCAGCGGGAACGGTAAGGTGTGGAAATGTCGGCAGTTGCAGACGTTCCGGGTGATGCAAAAGGAACGCGGGGCGGAACTGATAAGCCCGAATTTGGGCGCAACTATTTGCGACAAAGGCAAACAGTTTTTTTGGTCACGCAAGTGGCAAGAAAGCGGATATGGCGACCCGATTACATTCACATACCCTGCCTTACTTCTTACCGAACTTTCCTTTTCTACGGATTTGGCTTTTCAACAGCGCACTAAACGCTGTTATACGTATCAGTTGGCGGTGGTCGATCAACAAAGCGATGACTGCAAAACGTGTGCGTGTGAGAGTTGCGAAAAGCGGACGGTTAACGAAATCTTTGCCGATACCGAGGCGCTTTTATTCGATGCGCTCTACTACCTTTCAGGGGTGAAGGGCGCCACCTTGCAGCCGGGCGGCGAAGAAGGGTTTTGGAACACGACGTACCTGGATTACCTGCAAGAGCAGGGGCAAATTTCGAGTTATGCGCCGGGGCAAGATTGGGGCGGACTGCTCAACGGGCAAAACAAAAATCTTTCGGCGTATCGGATAGCGGTTGAAAATCCAAAGATTTACGGAACGGCTGCGAATTTCACGGCCTGTTTCCATAACTGCGAGGCGACGGAATTAAACTTTAACCTGCCCGACTTCAAAGCAATGGCAAGGGAGGCGGGTTGCAAAACTTGCGGATAATGGGCAAGAAATCAGGACAATTTAGAATTGATGCATTGCAAAGCAAGATAGCCTTATATGTGCAGGCAAAAGCGCACATTGAGGGATTGGGCAAGCAAAGCGAGATCACCCTAAATAGTACGCTTGGCGAATTAGTTGAATGGATTAACCCACGACTTAATGAAATGGAAATAGAACTTAAAGAATTAACTGACCGTAGACGCGGTGCCGCACTTGCGGATAATGAAAGAACAAATTAAAAATATCGTTATGCTTTTTGCCTGCATTATGGCTGTCTTTTACTTCTTTTTCAGAGACGAATGACAGACCTTGAACAAAGCATCGTATCAGGCTTAGATGCTGCAATGAAGCGGCTGCAAACCGATATGCGGGCAGAGTTGAAAGCGCAGGGGCACAACCTGACGGGTAGGTTATTAGAATCCCTGGAATACGAAATTGAGGTGCAGGGGGATACGATTACGGCGGTAATGGAGTGCGAAGATTACGGGCTTGCTATTGAGTTTGGCGTACCCGCTTCGCGCATACCTTACACGCCTGGCGGCGGCAGCGGTGGTACATCAAAATACATTCAGGGATTGATCCGGTTTTGGAATTTGCGGGGCGTTACAGGGCGCGAAGGTGTACGGGCGGCGTTCGCGACGGCGGCAAAGCACAAACGCGAAGGAATGCCGACTAGAAGCAGTTACGCGTTTTCATCCACTGGGGCAAGAACCGGATTTGCATCAACGGTTATCGAAAGGGACTTGGATTTGATCGGCAGGATATTGGAGGAAAAAACGGGGCTGACTTTGGAAATTGTCATTGCGCCGGAACTGGATAAAATTGAACCAATTAGAATTTTTGTGTAATGGCAAGAAAGATACTTTTCGAGATCGAAATTGAAAACGTCGGAGCCGCCCGGCGTATCGAAGCCTTACGCGAAGAAATCCGGCGGCTGAACAAAGAGTTGAAGGGCGCGGACGCGGGCAGCGATGCTTTCAAAGAACTGGTTGCCAAAATCACAGATGCAAAACTTGAAACGGCTGAATTAAAAGAGCAGCAAAAGCAACTTAACCGCGAATTTCAGGCGGCAAAGTTTCCGAAAGACAGTTTACAGGGATTGCGGATTGAGTACGGCAAATTGGCCGACCAAATCAAAATCCTGTCAGCAACAGAGAGGGCAAGCCCTTTCGGCCAAAGCCTTATTAAAAACGCGGCGAATGTAAAGGGTCAAATAGACGGTATAGAACAAAGTATTGGCAGGTTTACCGGCAACGTCGGGAACTACCGTTCGGCGTTCGCCTCCCTTGCAGAAATAGCGACTGGCGGCCTTATTGGCGGCGGTGTGGTGGTAACGATCAACGCACTGACAAACGCTTTCACAAAGGGGCTTACGTCGTTGCTCGATTACACGGCGGGACTTTCCCGGTTATCCGCAATTACAGGCGTAACGGGCGCGGCGCTGGATGACCTGGAGCAACGGGCGCGGGGGCTTACCACAATCGAACTTTCCGACGGTTCAGAAATAGTCAATACGGCACAGGATATTTTCGAGGCATTCACCTTAGTAGGTAGCGCCCGCCCTGAATTGCTGGAAGATGCGGCGGCGCTGGAAGAAGTGTCGAAACAGGCAATAGTGCTTTCCAAAGCAAGCGGCGATGACCTGGAAACATCGGTGCGGGCGGTAACAACAACGTTGGGGCAATTCAAAGAGGAAAGCAGCGCGGCGGGCCGGATAATAAACGAATTGGCGGCGGGTTCAAAGTTGGGCGCGTCTGAAATTCGGGACACGACGGTAGCAATGCAAAAGTTTGGCACGACGGCAAGCGTGTCGAATGTCAGCACGGCGGAATCGGTGGCGTTGATCGAAACGCTTGCAGACCGGCAATTAAAAGGCGAAGAAGCGGGCGTACAACTTAGAAACATCCTTGCCAAACTCGCAGGGGCGGACATACTACCCAAAAAGGCGCTGGCAGAATTGGAGCAGGCGGGCGTAAGCCTTGACGTGTTGAAAGATACGACATTGCCGCTCATTACCCGCTTGCAGGAACTTGGCAAATTGCAGGGCAACACGGCGGCGCTCACCAAAGTGTTCGGGCTTGAAAACCTTTCGGCTGCTCAAATTATTACGCAGGGGATACCAAAGTACGAAGAACTTTTGGCAGGTATTCAGGGGACAAATGAGGCATACATTCAGGCTGGCATAAATGCAGACAACGCGGCAACGCGGTTTCAAAACCTGAAAAACGACGGCATAAACCTTTTGACGGATGCGTTTTTAGGCATTGAGCCTGCCATATCCGGGGTGATTGAATTGCTTTCCGGGTTCATTGACCTGCTCGAAAAGGCTCCCGACCTTATTTCCGAAAACGGCGAAGAATTTACGGCGCTGTCATTCAGCGTTCTTGCCTTCACCAAGTCGGCACAGGGAGCGGCGATCAGCACGACTGCACTTGCTACGGCATCGGGCCGTAACGCGGCTGCACAGGCTATCAGCAACGCGGTAACGGCGACGGGGACAATCGTAACGAATGCACTTTCGGCGGCTCAACGGGCCATGCCATTGCTTGCACTGATAGCCGGAATATACGCGGTTGCAAAAGCGTTTGAGGCATACGAAGAAAATGCAAGTGCGACAGAAAAGGCGACAAAGGCGGTTGCCGATGCGCAGGCAGACGTAGCACGTGAAAGCGCAAAAGAAATTTCAACGCTACGATCAAACATTGAAATTCTAAAAAGTCCGGCTGAAAGCAAGGAAGCGCACAAAAAAGCGATTGACGATTTAAAAAAGGCTTACCCGGAATACTTGCACGGCATCGACCTTGAAAAGGCAAGTGTGCAGGAACTGTCCGCGCTTCAAAGCCAACTTACTGACAACATTATACGGTCGGTTGCTGAACGGAAAAAGGCAAGCGCTTTGGAGGATATTGTTGGGCAGATAGTGGAGCAAGAGTTGAGAATACAACAGGGAATAAGGGACGGGTTACCGCTTCCTGTAATCAACTCTTTGCGGTTACGGCTGGGGGAATTAAAAGACGAATACGACGCGGTTGGAGATTCTTTCAACAGTACGTTTAGCATTGGAAGTGGCGTACGGGAGACAACCCTGAAACAGCAAGACCTTTTACAATTTACCACAGAAATTGCCGGGCAATTCGGGAATTTCGTAAAGGCGGGCGACGCGGCAGCCGAAACAACGAAAAAGGCAGGGGACGAAAGCGAAAAGGCGGGCGATAAAATAAAGGGGTTAGGGGGCAAGGCAAGGGGCGCAAAGGATGAAATAGAGGCACAGGCCGGAAGCGTTACCGCCTTACGCGACGAAATATCGAAACTCGAAAAACAGATTGCAGCGACCGCGCCGGGTAGTCCGGCACTGGATGGCCTGATAAAAAAGTTGGATGCCACAAAAGCCAAACTCAAAGAAACCGAGCAAGCGCTTTTGGCCTCTACTTTCAAAAGCCTGTTTGGTCGGGATTTGGTAGCGCCGGAAATAGACGTTTCGCAGCAGCCGGAACTTACGATCCAGCCTGAACTGGTATTTGAGCCGGACGCGAAAGAAAAACTTATTCAGGAAGCAAAAGCGGTTGCGGATGCGGTGGAGGCGTCATTGAAAGCGGTTGAATTCAAAGTTGAAGTACCTGAAAACGACGCTGAAAAGAAATTCCGGGAAGAAAGGGAAAAAGGTAATGAGGCAATAAGGAAACAACAAGAAGAGGACGCGGCGGCGGAATTGAAGCGGCGCGAAGAATTGCAGCAGCAGGCAATTGATTCAGCCCTAACGGCCGCGCAAACAATATCCGACAGCCTTACCCAAATTCAAAACAACCGATTGCAGCGCGAAACAGACGCGGCATTGGCGCAACTTGACACAGAAACACAGGGGAAAATCGCGGCGGCACAGGGGAATGAAGCAAAGATAAAGCAGATTGAAAAGGAAGCGGCCGTAAAGCGGGCGGCAATTGAAAAGGAAGCGGCAAGGGAACGGAAGAAAATAGCCGTTCGTGAGGCGATTATCAACACAGCGCTCGCAATTACAAAGGCGCTTACAGGCGCACCGCCACCTGCAAACCTGATTTTAGCCGGGGTTGCGGCGGCGGCTGGTGCGGCACAGTTGGCCGTTATCAATTCGCAGGAATTTGCAGAGGGTGGTGTAGTGAAGGAGGAGCGAAACAAACGGACGCGAAAAGGCGACGTTCTTATCGCAGTTTCTGAATTTGCCGACGGCGGAACGGTGACGGATAAAACAGTAAGATTTTCCCGGAACGACGTCACGGAACGGATTGAAGAGTTTGCGGCTGGCGGTTCGATTAAACGCCTGAAATCCGGGATTATCAGGGAGCCGCAAAACGCACCGCGCACCGCAGGAGGGGACACGGTTTTGGCGTATCTTGCACCGGGGGAAATGGTTTTGAACGAGGGGCAGCAAAATACGCTTCGTTCGT